AAAGGTGTTGCCTACTCATCCCCGTACCCACCAACCAAGCCATGACTACCACCGCCATCACCACCATCGTCGAAAAGCCCAGCGTGCTCCTCGCCCTCGCGGCCATCGTCGAAGAACAGGTCCGCAACCTCAACCAGGTGCAGGCCACCTACAAGGCCGGCCTCTACGCCGATCACGACGCCTACGAGTGCGACCTCGAGGACGCCAACGACTCCCACATCATCGCCTGCGTGGCCTACCACGCCGCCCTGCAGCTCATCAAGGGCAAGCGCATCAACAAGGAGCAGACCAGCACCCTACGGACCGCCCTCTGCATCACCGGCTCCCTCTAATCTACCACCCACCAACCAAGCCATGAAACTCATCCTCGCCCTCCTCGCCGGCCTCGCGCTGGCGGCCTACATCCTCGCCCTCGCCGACGGCCCCAGCCTTCTCGAGATCATCGACAACCCGAAGTACTAATTCCCAACCCACCCACCACCATGTTCTCATCCAACCCGGTCAAGTTCATTGAAGTCGAACGCATCATCAGCATCTACGACGACGTCCCCAAGAAAAAGCGCATCATCCTGAACGTCGATTGCATCGAAAGCATCTCGGAAAGAAACACGGAAGGCACTGTTTGCGACGTGCGCCTCAAGGACGGCAGAGACATGCAACTCGTCTGCGATTACGCCATCCTCAAGCGCTTCCTCACCCCGCTGCCGTTTGCCGGCTAATCCCAACAGCACAATGCCCGACGCCAACGCCCACGCCCCCGACATGCGTCCCACCATCCGCAAGGCCCACCGCGACGACCCCGTGCGCAACGCCCTGGCCAACTTCTGCGAGAACCTCGACGGCGCCCAGTGGCTCCTCGCCGGCGGCTCCAAGGGGTCGGCCAAGGACTGCGTGAACAACGCCGTCAGCGACCTCACCGCCGTGCTCTCCGGCCCGGGCATCCGCGACCTGATCGTCGAGGTCAACGCGCTCGGCCGCATCGAGGCTTTCCTCGACTACAGCGACGACCTGGGCGACATCCGCCTGACCTACACCGCCCGCCAGCCCCTCTCCACCGATGGCCGATAACAACATCGGGTGCCCCGCCCAAGAGGTGCAGACCCTCATCCAGGGCATCGCCTACGCCCGGGACCGCGTCATGCAGGGCGACTGGACCCCGAAGTACGCCAACCAGCAGGTGGCCCAACAGGCCGCCGAGGCCGAGCAGATGCTGGTCTTCTTCGGGTGCACCGACGTGGACCTCTACGCCCACCTCTCCCCCTCCGGCCGTGCGCTGCTCAAGTGGCGCTACCGCGACAAGGACGGCGAGCTCTTCACCGGCACCCTCAACCCCACGTCGCAGTCGTGATCCACCATCTACTGATTTTCTGGCAGCGGAAACTCGAGGACGCCTACCACGAGAACCACCGCCTGCAGGAAGAAAACAAGCGCCTACAGGCCAAGGTCAAACGCCTGACCAAGGCAGGTGACGCGATTATTTCACAATGGAATGAGCACGGACTTGTTGAGGCACAACTGCGGGTAGATTGGCACACCGCCAAGGAGGAAACCCAGTCGTGAAAGTTCTCATTGCCTGCGAGTATTCTGGAACCGTCCGTGATGCCTTCATTAAGGCTGGACACCAAGCCATCTCCTGTGACCTGTTCCCCACGGATGTCCCGGGGCCGCATTATCAAGGTTCCGTTTTCGACATCATCGATGATGGCTTTGACATGATGATTGCCCACCCGCCTTGCACCCATCTGGCTGTCAGCGGAGCTAGGCACTTCAAGGCGAAGCAGGCTGATGGTCGCCAGCAAGAGGCTTTGAATTTTGTCCAGCGTCTGCTTGATGCCGACATCCTGCGCATCGCCTTGGAGAACCCCATCAGCATCATCAGTTCCCGCATCCGTAAGCCGGACCAGATTATCCAGCCGTGGCAGTTCGGTCATGGCGAGACGAAGGCCACCTGCCTATGGTTGAAGAACCTTCCTTGCTTGGAGCCGACCAACATCGTGGAAGGTCGGGAACAACGCATCTGGAAACTGCCACCAGGTAAGGATAGGTGGAAAATCCGTTCAAAGACTTTTAAAGGCATCGCCGATGCTATGGCCCAACAATGGGGAAACCTATGATGCGCTGCCTGCTTTTCCTGCTCGCGTCGGCCACCTGCCTCCCCGCGATCACTCCCGCCCAGGTGGACGCCATCATCCAAGTCGAGTCCGCCAACAACCCCCGCGCCATCGGCCGCCTCGGCGAGCGTGGCCTGTGCCAATTCTTCCCCGCAGCTTGGGCCGACACCTCCCGCTGGCGACGCGCCCACGGCCTGCCCGTTTACTCCTACGACCTGGCCCTCGACCCCATCGCCGGCCACCAGTACGCCACCTCCTGGTTGACGTACAACGAGGAGCGCCTGACCAAGGCCCTCGGCCGCCGCCCGACGATCGGCGAAGTCTACGCCGCCCACCAACTTGGCTTTGCGGGCTTCAAGGCGAAAGGGTTTGACCTATCCCGCTGTCCGTCCATCACTCGCATCGTCGTTGCCCGATTGGCGAAAGCGACCCGCACAAAATGAACAAGCCCTTGCTCGTCGCCGTGGACCCCGGCGTTTCCGGCGCCATCGTCACCTACCACGACAACCTCGGGGTCGAGTCGTACAACATGCCCGGCACCGACTGGGAAGTATGCAAACTGGTGGCCGACATCTCGACGAAGGCCAACAAGGTCGTCCTGTACCTAGAGGAGCCCCCGCTCTACGCGGGCCGCAACATCCCCGGCTCGGCCATCGGGAAACTGATGTGGAACACCGGCGTCCTCTACGGCGCCGCCGTGGCCTGCGGATGGGAGGTCCACCGCGTCCGCCCCGCGATCTGGCAGAAGGCCCACCCCGTCGGCACCAAGGGCGACCTGACCACCACCGCCTGGAAGAACAAACTGAAGGCCCGCGCCGGCGAGCTGTATGGTTCGGTCCCCGGCCTCAAGGTGACTCTGGCTAACGCCGACGCCTTGCTCATCCTCGACGCCGCGATGCGTGGCGCCATCAACTAACCTTTGGGGGCTGGCACATAGGGCCGCTTTGGCTTTCATCCTTGTCAAAAAAGTCCGCCGCCAGCCCCCTCCCCTTTCCCACCTATGAAACAACCCATCCCCGTCAACGAGCAGACCACGCAGTCCCTGGTCACTCCGCCCGTCCCCATCAAGGACACGCGCTACATCATCCTGCACGACGGCACTGTCGCCGCCCGCCTCAAGCCCCGCCGCAAGGGCAACATCAACTACTGGTCCCTCTCCGTCAACGGCCACCTCAAGGTCATTAACCAGCAGTCCATCGACGACATCGCCGCCGGCAAGTAACCTTTCCCTGCACCCATGAGCAAACAAGCCAACACCCCCACCCCCGCCGCCGCGGATCTCGTCAAGGCCATCGCCAAGGTCGAGAACCTCGCCGCCAACAAAGTACTCAAGACGGATAAGTTTACGTCCAAGTACATCACCCTGGACGTCATCCTCGACGCCGTAAAACCCATCCTCGCCGAGCACGGGCTGGCCCTCAAGCAGTCCGTCATCAGCGAAGACGGCCGCATCGGCATCGCCACGGACATCATCCACGAGACCGGGGAGGTGTTCACCTTTGGCCGCCTCCTCATCAAGCCCGAGGGCACCGCCAAGAACCATAACACCGGCGACGTCATCATCGTGCCCTTCACCGCCCAGCAAATCGGGTCGGCCATCAGCTACATGCGCCGGGTCTCCATCTGCGTGGCGCTGTCCTTGGCCGTGGATACGGACGACGACGGGGCTTCCGCGTCTAGCGTGCGTCCTACCCTTTCCCCCGCCGTCAAAGCGTCTCCTGCGGCCAGCCAGACCCCTCAAACCATCCGCCCGTCGGGATACCTCGCCCACCCCGAGGCCGCCGTCCGCGTCCTGCAGCGCAAGGGCTGGCTCAAGGAAGGCCAGGGGCTGGCCGACCTGCTCCCCGAGCACCTGACCAGCATCGCCAACAACCCGGCCTTCAACGCGGCCGTCCAGAAGGAGGCATCCAATGGCTAAGGAAGAGACTGTCTGCGTCTGCGAGCGAGTCAAAGGGGGCTTTTATATGCTCATCCGCGTCTTCCAAAAGGACGGAACGTCAAAGGTCGTTTGGTCTGGCCCGGTGCATACCATCATCGAAAACGACAAACTCTAATGGCTAACGACTTCCTCACCCCCGGCGGCCAGCCCTTCGACCCAATCGGCGAGGCCATGAAGAACCTGGAGCGCATCAACGAGCTTGCCGCCGCCAAGGCCCGCATCGCTCAGCTGGAGGAGCGCAACGAGTTCATGCGCGAGGCCGGCGACCAACTCTGGTACGTCGTCCGCCATGCCCCGGACTGCACCGAGCAGGACATCATCGACGCCTGCCAACAGTGGGCCGACAAGCGCCGCCATGGCTGACATCCCCAAGTCCATCATCCGCCTCGCCGAGAAGGATGGGGTCTACCTCTACGGCCTCATGATCCTGCTGGACGGGGAAGCCTACTGGGAGTGCACCGCCGCGACGGCCAAGGGGCTGGAGACGACGATGCGGGCGTGGAAGGTCCACACCTACCCAACCCTCAAGCGCTCCCAGGTGCGCTACTTCGTGAAGTCTCCCGGCGACATCAAGGAGATCACCATCCCTTCCCGCACATGAGCCCCCAAGACTCCGCCCGCGCCAACCTCCAGCGCCTCTCCGCCGAGGCCAACGCCCTGCAGTCCTACCTGCTGGCCTTCGTCACCCAGACCGACATCAACCGCATCGGCGAGGACCTCACCCGCCTGCGCGCCGTGCTGGCCGTCACCGACCTCAACCACGTGGACGACATCCACGACCTCGACGAGCTGCGCGAGCGCCTCAACTCCCTCCGCTCCGGCGTCTCCGTGCTCCTAGTCTCCCTGCACAACATGCACGAGAAGGCCGAGGGCATGCACACCACCATGTCGGCCGTCGAGGACGCCGTGGACAACCCCGACGACACCCTCTGACCCTTTGGGGTCGCCCTGTGTTTCGCCCGATTGGATCCGGGCATGTTCCATAGTTCACAGGGCACCCCTCCCCTTTCCACCCACCCAACAAACACAATGAAAACACAGGCCGAAATACTAAACCAAATCAAACTTGTCGACCCTCACGACATCTTCGGGTTTGAGACCAGCACCCTCATTGACTTCCTTGAGTTCGATAACGCAAAGAGCTTCATGAAGGAAGGCGTCACCAAGGAGGCTTGGGATGTACATGTCAAAAAGGCTGACCGGGAAACCGTCCTTGCTTGCATGCTTGAGTACATGCCTTTCGCATGGGACAAGGCCAACAACTTCAGGGGCATTTCCGCAGCAAGGTCGATTTGCCATTACAAGTCGTGGCTATGGCTGCTTGGCGATCACTCCATTGACTGCGTAGACTACCAGTTCTACGGGAAAGACGTTCTTAAGGCCATCTGCGAAAAATACGGATGGGACCATAAGCAATGGGATGACGGCATCCGCGTGAATGATGAGTCCGAACTTTGATTTTCCAGCCACCCACCCAACAAACCCAACCATGCAGTCCCTACCCACCACCCAAGACATCGCCGCGAAGGCGTTCACCATCACCCGCACGGGCTACGACACTCTGACCGGCTACCTCAACCAGACCATGGCGAAGGTGCTCCTCCGCTCGCCGGCCAAGTACCGCCACGCACTGGCCAACCCCCCGAAGGCCACCGCCGCCCTGCGCGAAGGCATCATGACCCACGCCGCCGTCCTGCAGCCCGACCTGTTCGCGCGCTACAAGCCCGAGCCGGACGTCAAGAAGAACACCAAGGAAGGCAAGGCCGCCTACGAGTACTGGAAGACCACGCTGGCCGACACCGACCTGCCCTGCGACTGCGACGAGTACGACAACGCCCTGCACTACGCCGACGGCCTACGCGCCGTGATGGCCGCCCACGGCATCCGCGTGCACGCCGCCGAGATCGCGCTGTCGGCCACCTACATGTGCGTGCCGCTCAAGGGGTGCATCGACTTCCTCGGCGCCGACGGCTACATCTACGACCTGAAGACCACCCGCGAAGAGGCGACGGCCTACGGCTTCGGCCGCGAGCTGCAGCGCAACCCGGACTTCCGCCTGCAGGCCGCCTGGTACATGCACCTCTGGAAACTCAACTTCGGCGAGTCGCCCAAGGGGTTCCGCATCATCGCCGTCGAGAAGGAAGCCCCCTACGAGGGCGCCGTCTTCGAGCTCGACCAGGAGCTGATTGCCGATGGCGGCATCAAGATGCTGGAGGCCATCACCACCTTCCAGAAGTGCACCGAGTTCGACTCGTGGCCGACCTACCCCGCCGAAATCATCAAGGTCGAGCCCTACAAAAAGCCCGGCGAAGCCATCCCCCTCTCCTTTTCCTAACCACCCAACCACCCAGAACAAATGAACCAGCCCCCCGAACGCCCGGCCCTCAAGACCATCACGAAGACCGGCATCTACAACCTCCGCGTCAGCAAGCCCAAGGTCGAGAAGGTCCGCACCTGGGACGACGGCACCATGTCCTGCCGCGTCTTCTTCATGGACGCCGAAGGCAACTGCCTGTCCCAGTCCTACGGCACCAAGTACGCCAACTCCCTCGCCATGATGGTCGGCAAGATGTCCGGCCAATACGTCAGCGCCTTCGCCGGCCAGACCCCCGAGGACTACGTGGCCTACGTCTCCAAGGCCGCCGGCAAGACCACCGAGACGCTCGTCGAAGTCACCCCGGGCGAGCCCCGCGACGGCCAGCCCACCTACAAGTACAAGCTGACCTGGGCCAAGAAGGGCCAGACGCTCACCCCGCCCGACACCTTCTGAACATGAGCGACAAACACTGCGTCCTGATCTGCGGGTTCGCCCGCGCCGGCAAGGACACCTTCGCCAAGGGCATCATCGCCGGGGCCCGCGCCGCCAAGCGCATGGCTTACGCCGACATCCTCAAGGACGCCCTCAACATTGCCGCCCTTCAACTCAACGTCACGGCGAATTATCACTGCGACGCCGACAAGACCATTGACCGCGACCTTTTGGTCGAGTTCGGCCGAGCCATGCGACGCCGCGACGTCAACGTCTTCGCCAATCAACTGGCCCGCGTTATGGAAGACAACGACACGGCCAGCACCATCGTCGTGCCCGACTGGCGCTATCTTAACGAGTACAAGGTGGCCGCCCGCGCCTGCAAGGAGTACGGCTACAAGCTGCACACAGTCCAAGTCGTGCGCCACGGCTGGAACGCCGCAAACCCCGAGGAGCAGATGAGCATGGAGGAAGTGCAGGCCGCCGTCCCGATGGATGAAACGCACTTCGCCACCAGCGGGGACGAGGAGTCCGTCCTGCTCGCCGGCATCCGCACCGCCAAAGTCTGGAACCTATGAGCCGCCCCCGTTATTCCATCCTGCCGCTCCAAGACAAGGACGGCACTTGGGTCTACCTGTTCCGCGACAACGACCTGACCCACAGAACCAACGGAGGCCCCGTGCAGTACGGCGTGGCCTGCCACTACGACGGCGAGAAGCGCAACTGGACCAAGACGCTCGACCCCATCGAGGCCATCGAGATCTGCGGCGACCTGAACGAGCAGGACGAGAAGCTAGCCAAGGAGAACCGCATGGCCGATGCCCTGGATAGGCAGTTGCAGCGTAATCACATTCCCCCGCTTCGCACGGGCGGCAAGGGAGGCTTCTGGCCCTTCGGCCTTTTCCGATGAGCATCGACCCCTTCACCCTCGCCGGCTACGGGGACACCCCCGCCGATCTGTACGACCTCTCGAAGAAGTGGGCCATCACGCCCGCCCGCCTCAAGTTCCTCTCCCGCTGCCCTTCGGGCATCCACCGCAACTGGCTGAAGGACCAGGGCAAGTGGACCCCCGAGGAGAAGCGCCTCGCGGCCAAGTGCCGGCTGGCCTACCGCCAGAGCTTTACGGCCCACGAAGCGGCCGAGATGGCCAACGTGAAGGTCGAGGTCATCAACGCCTTCCTCGAGAAGGTCGGCGCCACGTGGCCCGCTGGTTGCCGGCGGAAACTAGCCTGGGGCGGAGGCACAACCCTCAACGCCCGCCGCGAAGGGGGCAACCTGCTCGCGTCCAACATCAAGGCCACGCCCCAGCGCAAGACCAGCGACAGCGTGGAGCAGACCCTGCTCAAGGCCCGGGCCTGCGGCCTGACCCTGCGTCAAGCTGCGGCCGAGTCCGGCATCCCCTACCCGACGCTCTACGCGGGCTCCCGACGCCTGGGCATCACGATCGCCAAGGTCTACCGCCCCCGCACTTTGAAAGGCAAGGTGCGCCTGTGAGCGACTCACTGGAAGCGTCGATGATGAAGCGCATCGGCGAGCTGAAGGCCGAGAACGCCCGCCTCAAGGCCGAGGTCGAGCGGCTGACCAAGGCGGGGGATGCCCTTGCTGGCAAAGCCATCAGTCTTGAATACAACGATTATTGGTCGGAGTATGAGAAGGTCGAAGATGTTTGCATTGATGAAGTCGAAGCGTGGCACAAAGCCAAGGAGGTGCAGTCGTGAGCGAGCCGAAGCGATACGAGCCTTCAACACAATGCGTTGAGCCATCATACCAAGCCCAGATGATTGAGCCGATTGTGAGAGAAGTTGCTTGGGGCAACTATGTCCGCTACGAGGACTACGCCCGCCTCAAGGCCGAGTGCCAAGCCCGCCAAGC